TTCTGGGCCAATCTCGAAGTTCTGCGCCCGTCGATGTATCAGCGCCCGCCGCAGCCGGTTGTCATGCCGCGTCACACGGATACGGGCGAGGTGCCGCGCAAGGCCGCAGAAATGCTGGAACGCGCGTTGGAGTTCGATGTTGAGTTCGATGACGTCCACGATGTGATGCTGCAAGTGCGCGATGACTTGGCGCTTACGGCGCGCGGCGTGCCGTGGGTGCTGGATAATGGGCACGTCATTCACGTTGATCGCCGCGACTTCCTGCACGAGCCTTGCCGCAAATGGCAGGAATGCGGCTGGGTGGCCCGGCGGGCCTACATCACCCGTGACGAAGGCGTTGAGCGGTTTGGAGATGTATTCAAGGACGCCAAGCGCGAGGAAATCGGCAAGAAGCGCGATGACGACTACCAGTCCACGCAGAAAAAGGCGCAGGTCTGGGAAATCTGGTCCCGCACCGAAGGCAAGGTGGTTTGGGTCACGGAAGGCGTCGAGGACACGCTAGATGAAAGCGAGCCGCTGATCGACGTGAAGGGGTTTTTCCCCTGCCCGCGTCCAGCATATGGCACGGTCGAGCGCGGCACGCTCCTGCCCATTCCTGATTTTGTCTACTACCGCGATCAGGTTGATGAAATCAACGAACTGACCGAGCGGATCAGCGCGCTTTCGGAAAACCTGCGGATGAAAGGCTTTTACGGCGCTGGCACATCTGAAGTTGGCGAGGCTATTGAAGCGGCATTCGCCCAGACGGATAACAAGGCTATCCTCGTTCCGGTTTCCAACTTCGCGGCCCTTGGCGGGCAGAGTCTCAAGGATAGCATCATCTGGTTGCCCGTTACTGAAGTTGCACAGGTGATCGAGCAGCTTGTCTCGCTGCGACGGCAGTTGATCGAAGATGTCTACGAAATCACCGGGCTGTCCGACATCATGCGCGGCGTGACGGACGCGCAGGAAACGCTCGGGGCTCAGAACCTCAAGGCACAATACGGCTCAATCCGCGTGCGCGAAAAGCAAAACGAGCTTGTGCGGGTGGCGCTGGAGGTCATCCGGCTCAAGGGCGAAATTTACGCCGAGACCATGCCCGCTCAGGAATTGGCGCAAATGGCCGGAATGCAAATCCCGAGCCAGGTGCAAATCCAGCAGCAGGTGCAGCAGATCATGTCCCGCGCGCAGCAGGCCGCCCAACAGGCCATGCAGCAGCAGGTGCCGCAGGAGCAAATGCAGCAGGCGAAGCAGCAGGTCGAGGCGCAGGTGCAGGAATTGCAGGGCCAAGTCACGATCGAGCAGGTAGACGGGCTGTTGAAAAACCAGCGCTTGCGCCCGTTCATCTTGGAAATCGAGACAGACAGCACCATCGCGCCGAACGAGGAACTGGAAAAGCAGAACCGCATCGAGATGCTGACCGCAATGGGCGGCTTTATGGGGCAGGCGATGCCGCTCTTGGAGCAAGCCCCGCAGGCGGCGGAACTGATGGGCGAGATGCTGAGGTTCGGCGCTGGCGCGTTCCGGTCCAATCGCGAGATGGGCCAGGTCATTGACGACTTCGTGGACAAGATGCGCAACGCGCCCGCCGGTGAGGACAACAGCGCGGAAAAGGCGAAGATGCAGGTCGAGCAGCAAAAGGCGCAAATGGAAGCGCAGAAGATGCAGGCCGAGACGCAGCGCCACCAGCGGGAATTGCAGGTGCGCGAGTTCGAGGCAAAGCAGAAAGCCCGCGTTGCCGAGGCCGACGCGCAGGCCCGCCAATACGAGGTCAAGGCGAACGCGGCCATCAAGCAGTTTGAACTGTCTCTCAAGGCGCAGGAGGTCGGCATAAAGCAGGACGATCAGGCGTTGAAGCGTCAACAGGCCGAAATCCAGGCTATTTTCGATGCCGAGGAACTTGAGCTTGAGAAAGATCAAAAGCGTCCGGTTGCGCTGGGGGATGGTCAGTAATGCCGACATGGCTAGGTCAGACGGTCAGCCAAGCCGAATATGATCGGCTCAAGGCTGAAGCCGAAGAGCGCCGTTTCCAGCGTCAACTGTCGCAAGGCGAACTCGCGTGCCCGATGTTCATTCGGGACAGTCAAAAGCCGCTTATGTCGATGACCAACGGCATGATTTACGACAGCAAGTCGGAAATGCGGAAGGAATACAAGCGCGCGGGCGTTGAGGAAGTCGGCAACGATGTTCCGACCAAGCGCGCAGAGCCGACACGGCATGAAAAAGAAAAGGCCGCGAAGGAGCGCAGAGGCGCAGCGGCACGTGCGCTATCCAAAATGGGCTTTGGCGCAGCCTAGCACATCCCTCAGAAGGATACACCATGACAGAAGACGCCCTTGAACCCGCTCCGGCGGAACAATCCCCCGTTGCCGACGCGGAGCCGCAAGAGAACGAAACGCAACAGGAGACGCCCGAGAATGAGGCCACAGAGGCAAAGCCCCAGCGCAGCCGCCGTGAGGCACTGGAACAGGCTTTCAAGGATGTGGACAAGGACTCTGACAAGGACGCGGATAAGGATGGGCAGGACGCGGACGTAAAGGCGGATAAGCCCGAGGCCCAGCCGGAGGCGAAGTCGAAAGACGCCAGCGCGGACAAGGAAAAGGACAGCGACGGGCCGGAGCGGGGGCCGGACGGCAAATTCGTCGCCAAGGACGCCACGGAGAAGCCCGCAGAGGCGCAGGAGGGCGACAAAGCGCCCGAGGCCAAGGGCAAGTTGGCAGAGCCGCCTGCGCGTTTCTCTGAGGACGCCAAGAAGGCATGGGCCGAGGCCCCGGAAAGCGTGCGCGGCGAGGTTCAGCGCGCTATTCGTGAAACCGAGCAGGGTATTCAGCAATATCAAAAGGCTTTTGAGCCGCTCAAGCCTTACATGCAGATGGCGCAGAATGACCCGCAAAAGCTGGCGGGCGCGATGCAGCGGTATGTGAACACCGAGCAGATGCTGCAAAAAGACCCGGCCCAAGGCTTTGCTGAAATCGCCCGCAACATGGGCATGTCCCCGCAGCAAGTCGGCAAGATGCTTGTTGGCGAAGACCCCGGTCAGCCCGACCCGCGCGATCGTCAAATGCAGGCGATGCAGCAGGAGTTGCAGCAGCTTCGCCAGCAAACAGGGCAAGTAACACAGACCATGCAGCAGCAGCGCGAACAGGCGGTGTTGTCTCAGGTCGAGCAGTTCGCGGCGCAGAATCCGCGTTTTGACGAACTGTCCGAAGAAATCGCGAACATGCTGTCCACGGGCTACGCAAAAGACCTACAGGACGCATACCAGAAAGCCGACCGGCTGAACCCGGCCCCGGCCCCGGAGCCAGAACCGGCTCCCCCAGCGCAACCGGCTCAAACCCGGCCCGCGCGATCCGTGACAGGCGCACCGACTTCCGGCTCAAACCCGGCACATCGCAAGCCTTCCAGCAACCGACAGGAAGCCCTTGAACGCGCAATGCAGCGTGCGGGCTTCTAGCTCTTAACCAGATGGAGATAAGCCAATGGCTTTGAACACCAATGAACGCCTCCAGGAGGCGCTTTCGTTGGCCGTCGAGGATCGGTCGTCGGGCTATCAAGACCTTGTGTCGAATGCCAACGTCCTTCTCGCGGTCATGAAAGACAAGGGGATGTGGAAGACCTTTGAGGGTCCGACCATCCGCGAGCGTCTGCTTTACAACGAAGCAGGCACATACACGCGCTACAGCGGGTATCAGTTCCTCAATCCGTCTCCGGCGGAACTTTTGAACGACGCGGAATTCACGCCGAAGATGGCGGCGGTTTCCGTTGTTCTCTCGATGGAGGACATCCTGCAAAACTCCGGCTCGACCGCGCAACTCATGGACATCATGGATGTTCACCTGGAGGCGGCAGAGCAGGAACTTCAGGACCGCTTCACGGAGGACTTGCACAGCGACGGCACCGCCGATGGCGGGCGTCAGATTGGCGGCTTGCAGCTTGCAATCCCGACCGATCCGACGACCGGCACCTATGGTGGGATCAGCCGTGCTAACAACGCAATCTGGCGGCCCACGGCTTACGACGCGGACACCTATAGCTGGGATCAGACCACGGCTACGCAGGTTACGTCTTCGAGCGTCAAGCCGATGTTCAACCAGGTTGTGATTGAGCGTTCGCGCGGCAAAACCGGCCCGGATCTCATCCTTGCCAGCCAAGAGCATTACGGTGCTTATCAGGCTGCAACCGAGGCGATCCAGCGCATCACGGACGGCGGCAAGGTTGCCAAACTCGGCTTCCCGTCGCTCAAGTTCTATGGTGCGGGCAAGTCGATGGATATTGTCCTGGAAGGCGGCATTGGTTCGGCCATGCCGTCCGACACGACCTACTTCATCGCCACTGATCACATTTGCTTCCGTTACCACAAGGATCGGAACTTCTCGAAGTTCGGCGGCAAGCAAACCCCTGTCAACCAGGATGCGGTCGTGCAGCACATCGGCTTCTACGGCGAACTGACGCTCAAGAACCCGCTGCACATGGCCAAACTTTATGACAGCGACACTGGCTCGTAAGGAGGGCTGAACAATGGTAGCCATTTCTGGCAACGTCATCGGTGTTGATTTCACCGATGTTTACACCGCCGCAGAGGCAGCGTCTGGCATCAAGCCGCGTCCGTTCAAGACGGGTCAGACCGTCATCGGTGATGACGGCAAGACATACCAGTATGCAAAAGCCAATGCGACCATTGGCGCGAGCAACACCGCAGCCAACATCACCGTTTCTTCGGGTGAATATGTCGCGGCCGCTTCTGGTGGATCGGCGGACAACGCATCTGGCGTCGAGTTGTCCTCGGGCGATTATGCCTGGTTCAAGATCGACTAAAACAACGGGCGGGGCTTAACGGCCCCGCCTTTCGCATCCTCTCAGAAAGGTAATCACAATGGAAAATCCCGACATGCAGCTTGCGGTCGAATTCTTCAGCAAGCCCGTTGAAGTGCCGCGCAAGAGCAAAGCCGAAGGTCGTCCGATTTACGAGGATCGGGAATACGTCCGCGTTCGCTTCCCGGCGGACAACAAGCGCGAACTGGTCGCCCCGGCACATGAAATGCACTACGTCTCCCACGCCAAGACGCAGATGACATACGCGCAGCGGTTCAAGGCGAATTACGATGCGTGGCACGCGGATCACGCGGCTGAGGTTGTCGAAGGCACACCTCTGAAAGAAGCCACGTTCCTCACGGAAGCCAAGCGGGCCGAACTGCGGGCGCAGAACATCAAGACCGTTGAGCAATTGGCTGGCCTGCCGACAGCCTCCATGCGCAGGCTCGGCATGGGCGGTCAGGCGCTCGTGCAGCAAGCGCAGGATTATCTTGAGCGGGCAAAAGGCCTTTCCGAAGTCGATGAACTCCGCAAGCGCATCGCTGAATTGGAGGGCCACGCTGAGCCGCAGAAAGAAGCGGAGCCGGTCACGTCGCAGCTTGAGGGCTTTGGCGACGACGAACTCAAGATAATGCTCAAGGATGCCGGCGTTGAAGTCGATGGCCGCTGGGGCCGTCAACGGCTTGAGCAGGAATTGCAGAAATTGGCAGACGCCAAGGAAAACGAGGCGGCATAAATGGCACGAACAGCACTCGCGATTGTCCAGGACGCGGCCACCAAGCTCGGGCTTGCGCAACCGTCTGTGCTGTTCGGCTCCACTGACCGCAGCGCGATTGAATTGCGCGAGGCTTTGATCGAGGCGGCGGACAAGATCAAGCACGCCCACGACTGGCAAATCCTGCGCACGCTGCAAACCCACATTGGCGATGGATCAACAACCGATTTTTCTCTGCCGCCTGATTACCTTCGGATGCCCAAAGATGCGGACGTGTGGTCCACGAAATGGGACCGGGAACTGGCGCACATTTCGCCAGAAGATTGGCTGAGCCTCGACGTTCGGGAATACGATATCGTTACCGGAACGTGGACGATCTACGGCGGCGACATGGTGTTCAAGCCCGCCCTGGCTGCGGATGAGGAAGCGAAGTTCTGGTATATCAGCGACAAGGCGTGCGCGGCGAATGACAGCACCAGAAAAGAACGGTTCACGGCTGACGACGATACGTTTGTGCTGGATGACCGCGTGCTTGAATTGATGCTGGTGTGGGTTTTCCGCACTCAGAAAGGTCTTGATTATTCCGAAGATATGCAGAACGCGGAGATTGCGCTGTCACGTGCGATTGAGCGGGATAAGGGCGCGCGGATTTTGACACAGCGAAACAAGCGCTCAATGCGCGCCAAGTTCGCATGGCCGGGGGTTCTTAACCCATGAGGCGTCCAGCGCGCCGGACGCAGGCCGGACAATTCAGCGTTCCGGCTCCGGTAAAGGGCATTGTTGAAAATGACCCGACATCGGTAAAAGGCCCCATGTCGGCGGAATGGATCGAGAATTTCCTGCCGACCGTCCGGGGGCTGAAGGTGCGCGGCGGCACGGCGGTTCATGCGACCGTCGCCGGTGCCTGCAAATCGCTTTTCGTTTATTCGTCCGGCGCATCGCAGCAGATTTTCGCGGCGACAGACGCGGCGTTTTACGAGGTCACGTCTTCGGCGTCCGAGGAAGACGAGGTTGTGTCGGGGATCTCGGATGGCGTGTGGTCTGTGCAGCAGATGGGCGTCAGCGGCGGTGATTACCTGATAGCCGTGAACGGCACCGATTTCGCGCAGATATTCGATGGCGCGGATTGGGCCCCGCTCATCGGCGTTTCGGTTAATAAATTGACCTACGACGCGCTGACGGCTGATTTTGAAATCGGGGAAACAGTCACGGGCGGCACGTCCGGGGCCAGCGCAACGATTGTTGGAATGGTGCGAACAACGGGCACAACGGGCACGCTCTACACCAGCGCAATCACGAGCGGCCCGTTCCAGGATAATGAGTCCATCACCAGCGCCAGCGGGGCGGCGGATGCTGACGGGGTCAATTCGGTTGCAAGTTCGTTGGCGCTGACGGGCGTGAACACGGACAGCCTGAGCCATGTCTGGCTGCATCAAAACCGGCTGTTTTTCGTTGAGAAGGACAGCCTCAGGGCGTGGTATCTGCCTGCTGGCTCGATTGCCGGGGCTGCATCCGACATTAACCTTGCGGGCGTGTTCCAACGGGGCGGCACGCTGATGTTTGGGGCCACATGGTCGCTTGATAGCGGCGACGGGCTGGACGACAAGTGCGTGTTTGTCACGACCGAGGGGGAGGTCGCGATTTACTCAGGGACAGACCCGAGCGATGCCAGCACATGGTCGCTGGAAGGCCGGTATGACATCGGCCGCCCCTTGTCGGCGCGTGGCGTCACGCGGATCGGCGGCGATTTGCTTATTGCTACGGATGACGGCATTGTTCCTCTTTCGGCGGCGCTGACCAAAGACCCGGCTGAACTGAGCCTCGCGGCAGTTTCCCGCCCGATCCGCACGACGTGGGCGGTCGAGGTTGGGCGCGGCGCAAGTGACATGCAGCTTTTCAAGTGGACCAATGGCGAGGTCATGCTTTCGCTATTCTCCGAGGCATCGCGGGCTTTGTCGGCAAACCTACAAACCCGCGCATGGGCCATTCAAACAGGGTGGCACGGGCTTTGCGGCGCAGAACTGGTTGGCAATGCCTATATCGGGCAGTCGGACGGCGTGATTAAGCAGATCAACACCACCGGGGCCGACATGGATGCGCCGTTCGTGGCCAAGGTGTGCTGCGCCTTTACGCATGTAGGCGATCCGCTGTCCTACAAGATGCCGTCAATGGCGCGCGGGGCCTATTTCGCGGACAAAGCATTCAACGCGCGCTATGGCATGGCGGTTGATTACAATGTGACATTCCAGGCGTCACCGCTGGTCGCTGCGATTGACAGTGATGCGATGATTTGGGGCGCGGATAACTGGGGCGATGCGACATGGGGCGCTGAAGTTGAAAACCCGACAACGGGCGTCACGGACTATTGGGCCAGCGTCACGGGCGCGGGCTGGGCGCTTGCGCCAACAGTGCAGATCACCAGCGGCGGAACGGACAAGCTGCCGGTGGAGTTGCTCAGGATCGACGTAATTGCAGAGGGCGGCGGGCGTGCGGCTTGAATGGGGTCACGAGGACTTGGCGGTGCCATACGCGGCAAAAAGGCTTGGGTTCGCGCGCGGCTTCGGTCCCTGCACATCGGCGGTTGTCATGAAAGGTGACAGTATTGCGGCAGTGCTGATTTTTCACAACTGGCACCCCGAAGCGGGCGTGATCGAGGTTTCAGCCGTTGCGGACGATCCCCAATGGGCGCAGCGCGGCATTCTCAAGCAAGCGTCTGGCTACATCTACGGGCAGCTACAGTGCCAGATGGCGCTTGCGCGGTGTGACGCGGCAAACGGGCGCGTGCGGCGTCTCTCGAAAGCGTTGGGGGCGTCAGAATACATCATCCCCCGGCTTCGCGGCAAAGACGCTGACGAGGCAATTTTGACCCTGACGGATGACGCTTGGGCGGCATCACGATTTGCGAGGTAACACACATGGGCATGTCAGCACCAAAACCGCCAGATCCCGCTGAAACGGCGGGCGCGCAGACGGCCAACAATATCGGCACAGCTATGGCCAATCAGGTTCTGGGCAATGTGAACCAGATCACGCCTAGCGGGTCACTGACGTATGAGCAGACAGGATCGACGGAATGGACGGACCCCAACACTGGGAACGTTTATGACCTGCCGAGTTATACGGCCACCAAGTCTCTTTCTGACAGTGAGCGGTCAATCTTTGATGCTGGGCAGGCCACGCGTAATAACATGGCCGATCTGTCCACGTTGGTAAGCGGGCAGATGAATGAGCATTTTGCCACGCCATTTTCGTTTGACGGCTTGCCCGAGGGCGGGTCTGCGTCGAATATCCGTTCGCCTGATTACCAAGGTCTGGCCGGTTTGCAGCGTATGGATACGAACTTTGATGCCCCTGGCATTGGAGCAGGTATCGGGGACGCGGGCGACATTCGGCAAGAATTTGGCGATGCTGGCGAAATCACACGGACCTACGGCACCGACTTTTCGGAAGACCGCCGCCGGGTTGAAGAGGCCCTTATGTCGCGGCTCAACCCGTCGTTGGAGCGGGACAAGGAATCGCTGCGCACTTCGCTCATTAATCAGGGTATTCGCGAGGGGTCGGAATCCTATGACCGTGCAATGAACCGGGCGAACGAGCAGAGCACAGATGCGCGGATGCAAGCTATTCTTGCGGGTGGTAAAGAGCAATCGCGCCTTGCCGACCTTGAGGCCCGCCGCGCCGGGTTTGAAAATGCCGCGCAGCAGCAGTCGTATAAGCAGGAATTGGGGCGCGCGGATTTCTACAATCAGGGGCAGCAGCAGCGGTTCGGGCAGGAACGCGATCGCGCCAACCTGTCTTTGCAAGGTCAGATCGCCAACTCCAATCAGGCGCTGCAACAGGCGCAGGCGCGCAATAGCGCCATTGGCACGAACAACGCGCTCGCGTTTCGAGAGGCAAATTTCAGCAACAACCTTGCCGATAAGAATTTCTCGAATGATCAGGCGATGCAGCAGCGTATGGACGCCGACCGGCAGCGGGGACTTCAGGAGGCGCTAAGCGCGCGCAACCAGCCGATCAACGAAATCGGTGCGCTCCTCGGGACGGGACAGGTTTCCATGCCGGAATTCGTCAGCACCAATGGCGTGCAGATGCCGACAGTAGACCGGGCCGGGCTTGAGCAGGCAGCCTACCAGCAGGAGTTGGCGGGCTGGCAGCAAAAGCAGCAGATGCTGGGCAGCATCTTCGGCACGGCGGGTCAGGTTGCGTCTGGCGGACTGTCTGGGGGGTATTTCTGATGGATGGTTATGTGTTTGGCGGGGATACCGGCGTATCCTACGAGGAATTGCAAAAGCGTCGCAAAATCGCTCAAGGGCTTATGCAGCGCGAAGGGATGCGCCAGCCGCAGTATGCCTTGGAGGGCCTTGCACAAGGCGCGGGGGCTATTGTCGGCGCGCTTATGGACCGCAAGGCCGGGAAAAAAGAAAACCAGATGCGTGAGGACTTCAATTCGGAGTTTTCTGATCTGTTTGGCGGCACTTTTGGCGGCGGTCAGGCCAGCCCCGAAAGCCTCCCCGCGTCTGGCGGGATGGGGCAATACCGCGATGCCATTGCTTCTATAGAAAGCGCGGGGTCTGGTGGTTATCAAGCGGTCGGCCCGGCGAATGAACGCCTTGGGCGTCCGCTTGGCCGCTATCAGGTGATGGAGGCCAACCTCCCCCAATGGTCGCGCGAGGCGCTGGGGCGCGAAGTTTCGGCTGACGAGTTCTTGGCAAACCCTGACATTCAAGATGCCGTCTTTGACCACAAGTTCGGTGGGTATGTGCAGGAATACGGCCCGGAGGGCGCGGCGCAAGCGTGGTTTGCGGGGCCGGGCGGCGTCGGCGAAATGGACCGCTCAGACGTGCTAGGCACGTCCGTAGGGGATTACACCGACAAATTC